CAGCGCAAAGGACAGGAAATCGCGCAGGGTATAAAGGGCGACACTCTGGCGGAGACCCTTTATGGAATACCTTCGGGGCTATCTGGGTTTGCTTCCGGCATAAAGCAGAGCATTACCGGAGATGCGGTCTCCCCTTCGGCGCAGCAGTACGCGGGCGCATATGTGCGTAAAGATTTGGAAGATAAGGGACCTAAAGTTTTGGGCCGCTCTTTGGGGCAGCTCGGCTATGACCTTGCAAACACAGCGGGAAATATGGCACCATCCGTTTTGCTATCAGGTGTCGCCTCGGCGCTTATCGGAGGCTTGGGCGCTACCGCTTCCGTCGCTTCAAAGGCGGGAAACATCATCGGCGCGGGTACTCTCGGCGCTTCTGCCGGCGGAAACGCTTACAGCGATAAAATTCTAGAAGGGTATTCTGAAAGTCAGGCCAAACTATACGCGACACTGATAGGCGCTTCCGAGGGCGGTTTGCAGTATCTTCTTGGCGGCATAGCCGGTCTTGGCGGCGTTACCGCAGAAAAGCTTGCGCCTAAAATCGCTCAGATTGACAACGCCGTAGGGCGGTTTTCGCTTACCTATGGGTCCAGGGGCTTATCGGAGGCAACGGAGGAGGGTTTGCAGGAGATTATAGAACCCGCTTTTGCCACCGCCATATTCGGAGAGGATTACAATGTCAGCGCCGGAGATGTGGCCTATGCCGCTTTGCTCGGCTTTGCTTCTGCCGGGGCATTTAACCTATCGTCTTCCATCTCATCAGCTAAAAACCCGCTTGCCACAATAGACGGATACATCGGCAACACCGGCAGGGACTACTTCTCCGGTGCAGACAGCGTGGAGGCCATCGACACGCAAAGAGATCAGGCGCTTGCACAGACGCAGACGGGTACGGACGCATACGAGGACATACAGAATCAGTATGTCCTAAAGAAGACGTTTGTCGAGTCGCGCGAGGCCGCACGGCAGCGCAGGAATGCGTCAACCTCAGAGAATATAACCACTACCCCACAGACGGAAAACGCGAACACGGCGAATCAGGCGTCTCTACAGAGCGTATCAGCACAAGATGTCGTGCCTACACCTGAAATTACGGCGCTGAATACGCAAGATGCGGGAACGTCGACGCAGGGTAACGGGCTTCCGCAGGGTGCGGGAGCGGCGGAGGGCGGATTTGTGTGGACGCCTTATAGCGATTGGGTAGATAACGCAAACACGCTTCATAATACCGGTGAGAACCCGGTAAGAAACGCTTCTTTACCAACTACAGACCTGCGGGGAAACGCTGTGTCAAAAACGCCTCAGACGGTCATGGAAAGCCGCACAACCCCCGACGATCTGATACCTAATATTGAAAACGCGGCTGTTAATGGAGAGTTTTCGTACCTACCAATAACCGATGCCGCCGCAAATAGCCGGGCGACGCGGGCGATCAACAACAAAGGATATCAGCGCGCCCTTTCCGACTGGACCCTCGACGTGCAAAACGGTAAAGTATCAAAAGACACGGTCGCTCTGGGCGCGCAGCTTCTTAACCAGGCGGGCAACGCCGGAGACGGGAAGACATTCATAGACATTCTGGTTAACTATACCGCAAACATCCGCAGCGGCGCACAGGCTACACAGGCGGCGCAGATTCTCAAAAGGCTGACCCCTAGTGGTAAACTATATTCAGCTCAGATTGCGGTTGACAATATGAACGCCGATATTAATAAAAGAGCTGCTCGAAAATCCGGCACCGGAAATGCCCAAAAGGCAGTATCTGACGCGACAGAAAGCATTGGGAAAAACATTACCCGTAAAATTTCGGATGAGAACAATGTCCCTGTTGAGCAGTGGGCGAATAAGACCGGGGAGATTCTCGGGGATAAAGTAACCGCAGAGACCAAAACGAAAGGCAGAACCACAGTTCAGATCATGCTTGGCGATCTGGTTAACTACGCTACAGAAAATGCGGTTCACTCAACACCTCGCAGCAAAATAGACAAGCTTGCTGACTACGTGTCAAACAAAGGCTTTTATGACGAAGCGTGGATGTCTGCGCAGGCTCAGGTAAGAGAGAAGTATTCCGACAATCCTGAAGCGCTTACCGCGTTTGATGAATTTCTTAACAATACCGTGGAAGATGCCATTTCAGAAACCTTCAGAGGCAAAACCAAACCTTCCCGGCGGCAGACAAAGACATTAACCGAAAAACTGGTCGAAGCCATAAATACAGGTGGGTTTTCCGAACCCGCACTTCGTTCGGCGCTCAACGAATATATTTTCGGGCGTGGAAATGAAATTGAAATAGATCCCGGCCTTGCAGAGTCATATTTGAGCGCTACGACCGACGAGGACAGAAAAGACGCCTATAACGCCATTCTTCAGGATATTGCCGATAAAACACCGAGCACAGCAGAGGATAAATTCAACGCCATCCGCTATACATCCATGTTATTCAATCCCCTGACGTGGGTCAGGAACATTAAAAGCAACGTCTTTGGTACCGTGCCGCGCCTTCTAAAAAATACACTGGCAACAGCGGGCGAATATTCCGTTGATGCGATAAGCAAAGTATCCGGTAAAGGCGGTATTGAGAGGACGAAAGCATTTTTCAATCCAGCATCCGCCGAGAACCGGGCAAGAATTTCCGCTGCATGGCTTGATTTTTCCAATGTGGTTGACGAAATCCAGTCGGGCGGAAAGTACGAGGACACCAAAAACGGCATTAACGACAGACGCACCATATTTAAAAGCGACAATAATGTTATTAATACTTTGCTTAAACCCGTGGAGGCCGCGCGTAAAACCACAAACTTTATTATGGACAAGGGGGACATCCTGACATCCAAGCCCGAGTATGCCGCAGCGCTGACCGGGTATATGGCGGCGAACAATATTTCCGGCACAGACTGGGCAAACGGAGATGTCAGTACGGCTGTCATGTCAAAAGCCCGCGCCTATGCGATTAAAGAGGCGCAGAAAGCCACGCTGAGAGACTATAACGATTTGTCAAATACTTTTGCAAGCCTCGGTAAAAACCGTTCCGGTACGAAAACCGGAGCCTTAATTAGCGCCGGAGTGGAGGGCGTGGTGCCTTTCAAGCGCACGCCTGCAAATTATCTTGCAAGGATACTGGAAAACAGTCCTGCCGGCCTTGCGAAAGGCATACGAGACGTATTTACAAAGGTGAGTTCAGGAGAAATGACAGCCGCCGAGGCGATAGATGAGATATCCGCAGGGTTGTCCGGTACGGCGCTGCTTGCGCTCGGATTGTTCTTGCGCTCTAAAGGCTATCTCACGGGTGGAGGCTCCGATGACGATAAACAGCAAGCATTTGATAAGCTTCAGGGCTGGCGGGAATATTCTCTGCTGCTCGGAAACGAATATCATTCCATTACGCAATACGGCTACGGAACGCTTCCGATGTTTGTCGGTGCGGAAGTTTATGATCTATTGGCGAAATCTAATGAAAGCGCATCGACCGGATCGGTGTTTAAAGCTGCATTAAACGGAGCAACGCATATTGCAGAACCTATGCTCGAACAGTCTATGCTTTCTTCACTGGATAATCTTCTCTCAGATATTAGTTACTCCGACAACAAGATTTCCGCGATCGCGGGAAGTGCGGCTTCTAGCCTTGTTTCTCAGTTTATCCCTTCTATCGGCGGGGCCATAGAGCGCACATTCACAGATGGCACGCGCCAAAGCACCTATATCAGCAGAACCGACGCGCTTTCAGGGCTCGGAGGTTTGCAGTACACCGTCGGTCAGGGGGCAAACAAAATCCCCGGTGTTGAATACAGCCAGATTCCATATGCCGATGCCTGGGGGCGCACTGAAAGTACCGGAGGCATCGGGGAACGCCTTTTTAAAAATTTCTTCAGTTCAGACTATACTTCAACCAAAAATACCACATCCATCGAAACCGAACTTCAGCGCCTCTACGACGCCGGTTATGATTCTGTTTTCCCCTCAAAGCCTGCTCAAAGTACAAAGATAGACGGAGAATATCTTTCCTCCGACGAATACGTCACATATGCCACCGAAAAAGGTCAGACGAGCTATGAGACCGTCTCCACCATGATGCAGAGCGACACGTGGAATGGCATGGACGACGCGACAAGGGCAAAGGCAGTTGAGTATGCCTACGAATTTGCAAACGAGATGGCAAAGGCCGAAGCGACGGACTATGAGCCGACAACAAAATGGATAGCAGCTCTCGCCGGCAAAGGCACCGAAACTTCCGCAGCCGCTGTGATGTATAAGGCGTACCAGTATGAGCTTGACCAGACGTTAACATCCTCGGAGGCCAATAATAAAATCCGCGAAATGCTGATGGAAGACAGTTCATTCAACAACACAATAAAGAGCGACGTTGACGAGGCGATTATTACTGACGGCACATACATCCCAAAAGATACACGGGTTGATTATAAAAACGAGGACTCGTTTACGATTTCCCAGATGAGCAAAGCGGCACAGACAAAATACGCCGACGCGAAAAAGGCGGGGTTCACCGTTCAGGAGTGGAGCATATACTATCCGACATTGTCCTCCGGTAAAAAAGAGGACTGCAAAACCGCATTTCTTAATATCGGCGGAACAGAAAAAGACTTTTACACTTTGTGGAGAATCATACGCAGTTAAGATAAGGCTCCGAGTATTTGGAGCCTTATCTATTTTGATATCATAACAACTATATTTATTATAATTAATATTTGAAATATATTCGACAACATTCCAGAAACGAATAATGCTGTTGTTCCGTAAGTTTTTACTCTAACCGCTTGCGGTAATATGGAAAAAATACAAGAAAAAAGTGGAGGTAAAATAAATATCCCACCTAAAATACATAAAATCCATTGTAGAACAGGTATCTGCACGAAATAACATATGAGCGTATCTATGAAATATGATGCACCCGTTATAAACATATTATTTGCGTCTTTTACTAATTCACTATTAAGCTCTTCTTCAATTAATGTTGATTTTGGGACGTCGTCACTATCCTCTTTTAACATATCAATAAATTCAAGATGTCTATATATTTTCAAATCATTATGTACAAGCCTTTTAAATATATTTGTGTTTAATATTAAAAGTATCCACCCACCAATCCATAATGCGCCAGCGATTATTAAATGCATCCGCGTACCCTCCCGTTTTTTACCATCATATCATATAGTTGGTAAATTGCAACAAAAAGGAGAGAGTAAAAACCTCTCTCCTTTGTTTGCGGTCTTAACATGTTTCAGCCTGCACATTTTCGGCTTCCTCTCTTGTCTGGTATACCTCGCTGACGTTGTATATCCACATTGTACGGTCTGCCAACTCCACGACGTGTACAAACTCACCAAACCGGCTTATATAGTAAGCTATCACCTCGTACTCCCGAACGGATACAAGCTTGCCTTGGAACGTCTCAGCGCGGTATACGGTGGAGCCGAATGGGTATGGGATGTGGTGTCTCATGGGGTGCCTTTCGGTTCTTTAATCCCAATGTACCTATCGAGATAAAACCTTGCCTTTTTCAAGTCCTCGATTTCTTTCGACGGGTCTTTCCGTCCTGCCCGCGCTATGTACTTCACGCAGTTTCCGAGGTGATACGGAAGCGCCCACGCCTCAATCGCGTCTATGACTTCAATGCCGCCGAAAGTGTAATGGGACGGGTGGTTTACGGGGTCATCTCGCATTACTCCGCCGTCAAGTAGTTCAGCCATTTTGAGCCCCCCTTGCTATCTCCTGTAATAACCTGCGCGCAACCTTGCAGTTTTCAATAATTCTTCTTTTCTTGGGATATGGTTCGTTCCATCGCTTGCACGCCCACCATGATTTTCCTGTTTTTTCGGATTCCTTTTGCGCTCGCTGGCATTCAGCTTTATAACGTTTTTCACGCTCTTGTTCTTCTTCAATTTCATGAATCATATATCGCACAATTTCAGTTTTCACTTATGTACCTCCATCACATAATTTCTGTCGATTGCTTATCCGACAAATAGATTCTGTTGCGCCGTATGCGCCGCGAATCTGGCTTCCTGTGCGTCGAAATAGTCCTTGTCTATCTCACACCCAACAAAATCAAATCCGAGATTATAACAGGCTATGCGTGACGAGCCAGAGCCTAAATGCGTGTCAAGTATCTTGTCGCCTTGTTTGGCGTAGTGAGTGAGAAGCCATTCGTATAGCAACGGGCTTTTGTGTGGGATGAATTCTTGCATCTGACTGTTGCAATGCTGAATAATAAAACGTTCTCGCTGATATGACGAAACTGCTGGATTCTGGCATGTTCAGGTTGGCTGAAGCAAAGGAGGCGTCCGCTGAATTCGACCCGAGGTTTTGTGAGCCGCCATCCTTGGCTATACGCAGAAGGGTTTCTACAACATTTACCGATTTCACAGAGGATTAAGCCGACCACTCTTTGATTACAAGTTCGATATGAATCCAACCGCTGGGGATGATGTGACTGTGCCCGTCTCCTGTTTTCAGCCGATGTGTACCGCTCGGCCTCACCACCAGTTCGCACACGTCTTTTAAGGTGACTTTTTCTCCGTTCGGAAACTCATAGGTTCTTTCTGTTTCGTGGGGGTCAAATACTGTCTTTGCGCCTTCAAGTTCTGCCATTTTAGTACCTCTTTCTTAATTTTTAATTTGTTTTTCCCACCGTTGCTTATACTCGGCGGGTGGTATTTTTTCAGGAAATAGCGTTAATTGCTTTGGTTTGTCATCATAACGCTGTGTGTTCCATTTTGGTTTACCACAGCGTTTAGCCGTGCATTCCCATCCTGAAGCTCTTAGACTCGTTCCAGGTTCCGATTCCAGAATGAATGTTATTATTCTGCTATAGCCACGTTTCTTTGCTTCTCGTGCGCATGCACCGTATAACTGAGAACAGCCGTTATGTATTCCGTTGGTGCAGTTTCGGTAAACCTCAAGGGTCTTTTTGTCATCAAGATATCTTCCAGTAGGTCTACCAACAATAGCCGCACCCACCAATTGACCGTCATCATACAATCCGATTGAAAACTTGTGCCCTATAACACTCCCGTGATGCCTATGGTTTTCAATTACGAACGCATTTGCAGATGACAGTGGGATGAATTTTAGTTCACGCATAGGCAAATCCCACAATTTTATTAAAATTTTGAATATTGCTTAAATTTGGTCAATCCCACACCCTATTCCGCAAGCCCGATTATTCTTGTCAAACCAAAACATACGACTTCCACAACAAGCGTCTAATATTGGCTTCATCTTCTCACCTTTCCCATCTGCACCCATCACAGGCGCCGTTATGTGCTTCCTTGTATCTGCCACACGTTAAACAAAGTTCGTTGCGCAGGTCGGCTATGTCGGACGGAGTGAGGTTGGTGTCTTCGTATTTTTCTAACGCTTTTGCTAATTCAACGGCATACTGTTTTCTTGTTGCGCGCTTATTCCCTGTAATCCTAACGCCACAAGCAATTAAATTGCCATGCTTGTCACGCTTCGTTAATCTCTCCACTACTCCGCCTCCTTCAGCTTCGACGCGGCCGCTTTCTGCGGCGGTTCGGGCAAAGGACGCCAGTGGGTAATTGATACAGCTTCATCAAATTGATTTGGAATACACCATTTCGGCTCTCTGCCTTGAATGTTTTCAAACCGATATGTTCTAACTTCCGTAAATCCACCAAACATACTTCCGACATTGCAAACCACGTTGTAATCCTGCGTATATTTTGGCAACGCTTCTTCAATCGGTATCCACATCTGCGCCTCCCGCAATTCCGCAAGCTCAGCCGTAATGTGTTCAAGGTTCATGTTGAGGTTATAGTTATCGCTTTCAAGCGCCTTGTTGGTGCCTCTCAATTTGCAGTTGTTCTTGTGCAGTTCATCACGTTCTGCCCTAAGAATTTCGTTCCCGTTTTTCTCGCGCCCGTCCCGGCAAGCGCACCGATTGCGGCTGATACCGCTATAAAAATCCAATTTGTACACTCCACGATTTTTTTCATCCTTTCTCAAAATAACGTGTATAATGCCTTTGAGGTGATCTGTATGGATTTAGATTCTATCGACTCGCTCGAACAGTGGGAATCCATTGCCGCCAAGCTCTCCGCCGAAAACTATCACATATGGCAGGCGCAATACTCGCCCGATTCGCCTGAAGGGTTTCGCGTTCGGTTTATCAGCGAGGGTAAGCCTGACGTTGAGATCGTCACGCACAGCGAGGCGGTATATGAGGCCATTGTTAGGTATGAGATTGGTCGGTGAGGGCTTTTAGCGTGGCTTCGTAGATAGGAAATACGGTTATTCCCATTGCGCTTATTGGATACCGTTTCCTTTCTCGCTTCCACGAAACATTGTGCTCAACCTGAATTTTCATGAGCGTCTGTTTTTTTGTCTTTATGATTGCAATGATTTCGCCTTTGAGAAATTTTCCGTATTCAATTGTTTTGTAATTCCAGACATTTCCCCATGTATCGGCTCTGACTTTCACTATCTGCCCCACCTTGCACGGCAGCACCACGCACCTCCTGTCACGTTCGGCGGAACAAATCTCAGAAAGGCGGTCAAGGGAAATGCGCTCTTTCCATCTCCCGGTTTCGTCTTCTTCGAAAAGCATCTTTTCGATTTCTGCCAATCTGATTGCGACGCTTTGATAAAATGCACTTCTCGCGATGGCGTCGTGTCTAATATCGGGAGATATGTCAAAATTAGCTGTACCCGCAGGCGTATTCCATGTCAGTCTATCCATCGTTCTCACTCCTTTCTTCGCGATATTTTTCAAGTTTTTCCAAGTCGTCAATGATCTTTAGACACTGCTGCACGCATCTTTTTCCGCCGTTGTAAAAATCACATTTATCCGTTCTGTATCCGTCTTTCTTGCCTTCGCACCCCTTACAAAGCGGCATAATATTCATAAGTTCTCGCATTTCAAGAAGTTCGGATTCGGCTTGCTCGGCGCGAGATTTTTCTCTTTGTGCCGTTTCAAACCACTCATGGTAGGCTCTGTTTGCTTCGTCGTAGTCATTGCTCAGTCCAGCAATCTCTTTCTGCGCCGCTTCCAGCGCATCGGCAAGGGCGGGGACGAGGGTGCGGGAGGCGGCGATTTCATGCACAGCTCTTACAATTGCCATTTGAAAGCGCGTTTCTGCCCAAGCCGCTGTTGACCGTGACAATTCGTCAAGCACACTCAAAATTTCGGAGTTATCCTTTGCATCCAGTTTCCTCGCCTGTGCTATCAGTTCGTCAATCTGTGTCATCTGTGGCCTCAATTTTTCTGCCTTTTGCGGTTATCCTAACCTTTACCGAAATGTCGGATACAAAATATTTATCGCACCCGCCATCTTCACAGTTGCAAAGAGTCAGTAACAAATGATCGTATGGGTTTACAGCCAAAGCTATATTTTTATGTCCGCAATAAGGGCATTCCACTTCAACTTCTTCATCTATTTTAATCATGTTCCCTCATTCCTTTCCCGTGCTATGCACGTCGGCGGGTGGCGTTCTTCACATCGAAACAAACTCTCCCGTTCGTAAATCGCACCCATAATATCCCGATATTTCTGGCAACCCGTGAGATAGTGCAATTTCATGGCATACTTCTTGCGGGCTTTTCGGCCAACGCCCTCCAATCATCATATAGGGCTGTTCTGCCGCATCCTTAATGCGCTTAATTTCTTTTTTTGTCGCAAACTTTCCTAAATATTTCATCGTCTTCTCCCTTCAATTTCCATCGGCGCGGTCAACGGCAACTTCAAATAAGCTGTTAGCCCCATGAATCGCTTCATATTGTTCGATAAGATACGGAACGCTCAACTTTGGATTAGTAAGATTCATTACATTGTCTTTGCCGTAATCGTCAATGTATTTTTGAATCCACCATGCCTCAATGTTGTTTAAGTATTCTTGGCTCTTGACCGTGATTTCGCATACTGTGTTAAAAACCAAGTCGCATAAATCGCCTTTAATGTTTTGTTTCGCGTGTTCCTGCCAACGAAAGAACGGCATATATCGTGTTTGCCCGATGTAGTGCATATCAGTAACCCGATTGTAGATATGATAGACATATCCGAACACGCCCCCGTTTGTTTCGTAGCCCTCTCGATTTTGGAATTCTCCTTCTGCCCCTCTCAATTTTTGAGCAGATTTGTATTTGCAATCGTCAGAGCAATAATAGAAAAGCCCGTCAAATTCCGTGTAGTTCTCGTCGTAATACCGTGGATGAGTTTTCGGAAATTCACATTCCTTTCCGTGAATATGTTTGCCGCATTCAAAGCAATATGTATCTATCTCTTTATAAAACCTGTCATAAAAGAACTTATTGCTGTCCATGACAATTGCATAAATACCATTACTTTTTCGCGGTTTTGCAAACTTATCTATTTTAAACCGTTCTTTGACCTGCGATTTGCAATCGTTGCGGGTCAACCCATCTCCGCATAAGTAGTATTCGTCAAGCAATGTCCCTCTGCCATCATCTGCGCGTCCCCATTCGGTAATAGTGGATATATCCTTCTCGCCCAGCTCTTTGTATTGATAATCAAATACTCTTACCCAAAAGTAATTGATACATTCTGCTGATTGGCTCATTCTGGTTTTGCCCTCCATCTGCACCCATCACAGGCGCCGTTATGTGCTTCCTTGTATCTGCCACACTTCAAACAAAGCTCATTGCGTAGATTTCTGTTCTCCCGCTTCAGCGTTTCAACTTCTGCCAAAGCACAACGCAAATCTTCGGATATGTCGGTGTAATCGTTCATTCGGATGCCTCCATTTCTATCTTAATTTCTTCTTCCGATGAGGTCATTTGTTGGCCTCATGATTTTCGTACCAAACCCGCCTCATTTCGGTATTTACAATTGCGGGCCTGACCCAAATTCTTTGAAACTTTCGCCATTCTGGATCTGTTTTCCCTTGATCGTCGCGGTAAAGCATCGCGTATGGCATAAATCCAGCTTGAATTGCTTCTTTCATGCGCCGTTCTGCTTTCTCAAACGTGTCCCCTTTGTATCCGATCAGGCAGTAACAGCACATTACATGGCTTTGCGGATGGAATCCCGTCTCCATCAACATTTTGCCAGCCACAATCAGCGGTTCTAGATCATCCGTCGTATCGTATGCGAAATACATTCGGCGCGTTTTTGCTTCATGCAGCTTTTTACAGTGCCAAGGCTTCAGCTCTTTTGCTTCTAACCCTCCGGTAAACTCTGGTCTGTTTGGTTGCCGTGAAAGCATATCAAACACAGCGTTTATGTGCGCCTCAGAACATTGCAAAAGGTTGTTGTCAAGTATATTCCACCCATCTTTTATTTCTATCTCCCGAAGTGAACCTTCGCGTTTAGACGCCATACAGAACCAACATTTGTTATTACATCCTCGGCTGGTAATGGTATATCCCTGTTTAAGATACATGCCCGGTTCAAATTCTTCGCCGGGATCGTCATAAGCTGGCCCTCCGACCTTTACCGGTACGCCTGCGCTTTCCCACTGAAACGCTAATTCTTCAGCTTTTGATTTGTCGTATGTCCATGTTACGCTAATATGGACTTCGTCTATTTCTGGCATCGTAAGCAATGGAGGCGGTCCAAAGAAACATAGATCATCGTTTGGTGTTGCTGAAGTTTTGCGCGGAAAAACTCGTGCAATTCTCACTTGTTTTCGTCCTTCTGCATTATCCCCCGCAGCCTCCCCGTCACGATGGACCAGGCCTCAGCGAACCAGAGTCGGAATGGGCGGCACGTTTTACAGTGTTGGCAATGTCCGTCGTGTTTGCAGTTACGGCAGGGACATTCTTCATTATTCATGTAAGACTCCTTTTTCCGACCACCGTTTATAGTCGTCTTTTATTGCCGTATAGTACGGAAGCCATTCGGAGCGTAGTTTTTTGATTGTGCCTGATTCATCCACCATTGCCTCTACTATCCATCCTCCCATTATTGCGGCTATGCCTTTCCCGCGCATAAACGGTGTCTGCGCTTGAAATGTGCCGGTCTGAAAGCAGTGGACGTTCCTGTACGCTATGTATTCCTGCTTATGGTAGTGGCCTACTGCGAGAATGTTTGGCTTTTCGCCTCCGCTCATAGCCTCTACCATCTTTTGCATTTTGTAACTTATAGCGTATGCGGTTCCATCCCACGGGTGGCGAAGTTCCAGAGTACAGTTTGGCGTGAGATATATCAGAGCGCAGTCCTGACCGAGGTATTCCATGTCTTTGCGCTTATCCGCTATGGCCTTTCCGATATCGTGACCACTGCGCTTTGTTATGCTGGCATCGTGATTTCCGGTTATGAAGTGCGTCGTTACGCCTTCGTGTTTTGGATATACCCTGACGATCTCATTCACATGGTCATCGGCGCCCTGATTGTAGCACTCGTACTGATGCCCCATGCGCATCTGATCGCCTTCGTCTATGTCTCCTGTATGGTAGAAGTGCTTTATTCCGCGCCGTACGCCCTCATTGTAGAAGTTATGAAGGTGCGTAATCTGGGTATACTTTGAATTTATCTGCGTATCACCGAGAAGCGCAAAACGAATTATTCTATTTCCCTTCCATTCAACCGTTTTTACAGTCGGCTCGAAATTTTGCACAACGTCGATTTTTTGTGGTTTCTCTTTTGGCTTCGGCGTTACTTTTTCGGGATGATATCTCTCGGATTTTCTCAGCGCACTCCGAACCGTTTCCCAACGCTGCTTGCTGGTCATTTCAGGGAAATACGGCGTCATAGCTTCGGCAACTTCGGTCCAGCTCTTGCCCTCGTCAAATTTGAGTCTTTCGGCTTCTTCTTTCCAGCTCAATCAACGGCCTCCTTTATCTCGACTGTTATGTAATTTTTGTCGTGGAACCTGTGGGTTATGGCGGCATAGTATTTTTTCGTGTCGTCTTTTATAAGCCAGCCTTTGAGCGAGTCTACGATCATCTTTCCGATATAAGCGTGGTTGTCAATGTCCATACCGTCATTCCACAGCATCGTTATTGTGACAGGCTTTTCGAACTGCTTGCGCGGGATCCCCTGACTTGACAGCTCTTTGTGTACGAGGTAGTGCCAAAACTCACTGTCAGCTTTTCGCTTTGACCAGTGTTTGCCTTGATATATCGCATTCAGTCCATAGCGTTTGCACCAATCGGACTTTTGCGCTTTGTTCTTTGGGTATGGAATTGTGAATTTAATCATCAATTGCCTCCAAACTTGCGTAAAATCTCTTTAAGCGCTCTAATTCTCCCACACTTGGCTCCGGTGGTTCATAATCAGAAGCAGCGGTATATTTTTTTGCCTTTACAGGTGTGGTAACGCGGCCTTTATCCTGTTCCCTGGACAGCCACGAAACAATAAAACGCGATATACCGCTTTTCGTTTTCCGCTTTGACGGATTTGCAATCAGCCATCCGCGCATGTTGCGAAGTTCCTGCATGACGTCTACCGAAGGGTAAAGTTCAGACCACTCGTCGGTCTGTTTTTTATAAATCGGATATTCTTCACCAGTATTCAGCGTCAAAAATATGACCGGTGGTGCGGAGCCGCCGGCGGACTCCGCGCACTCATTCTCTTCTCTTAACTTAACTTCTTTTTCTTTTATCTTCTCTTTATCTTCGGACGTGACTACTACGGGAGTACTACGGTAGTCCTCCGGTAGTGGTGTCGGAAGGTAGCATTGAGAAGGTTTATTAATGGTCTGATGCTTCTTAAAGTTCGTGACGAAATAGTACTGCTGCCCCGTTCGTTCATAGAGGTTTATCAATCCGAGTTCGGAGAGCTTTTGCAGAGATTTTTGAATGTCGGCTTCTCTAAGGGTGTCATAAGGGAATATGTCAGCCTTTATGAGAAGTGGACTTGCTCTGCCTGCTCCGCTGTCCTCCGCGAAGGTCCATAGTCCAATGAACAACAGGCGCTCCATACATGAGCATTTCGAAATCTTTTCGTCACGCCAGAAGCTGGGGTCAATCATCCTCTTGCGCGGCACCTTATCACCGCCTTAAAATGGGAGATCGCCGTCGTCATCGTTTATCTCTTCAAATTTGGGCGGTTCGTTTAGATTCCCAGCGCAGGATTCCGATTTTTTGCTGTCACCGAAATAGACGTTGTCCGCGATAACCTCAGCTGAGCGACGCTTGCCGCCGTCCCTGTCTGTCCAATCGCGGATTTGAAGTCTGCCTGAAACTACCGCCATACGGCCCTTGGCGAAGTACTTGGAAACAAATTCCGCCGTGCTCCTCCACGCCACGATGTCGATAAAATCGGTCTGTTTATCGCCGTCCTTGGCTCCGAAATCCCTGTCAACGGCAAGCGAGAATGATGCGACCGGAGTTCCAGACTGTGTTCTGCGCATTTCTGGGTCACGGGTAAGACGTCCCATTAATGTAACGTGATTTAACATATAAGCCCTCCACTAATCCAGCGAAACGGTTACGGTCGGCTTTTCTTCCTCTTCGTAGCCCGAGACGTCTTTTACTTCCTCAACGGTCTGGATTCCGAGCAAAACTTCCGGGCAGAATGTGCGGGCGAAGAACGACGCCGCCCGGTACATCATCATCTGTTTGGGCATGGTTTTCCATTTGCTACCCGTTTTGTTCAGCCATCCCTCGTCAGCCGCCATCTGCATTGTGATCGTATCGGACTGACACACTTTACCGTTACTCAGCCTTGTTGTTCTCGCAAAGCACCCGCCGCCGTTCTCGTCAACAAAAACGAATTCAAGCGGAGCAAATTTCCCGCACCCGTTTATGGCTGCCGTACAGAATGAGCCGGACCATGCGGGCTTGCCCTTGACAACGTATAGGTTCTGCATCACGAGAAGCGGAGAGATATTCATGCGGTTTGCCATGTCAAGCGCGATCAGACAGTTTGCCGGTTTCCCCTTATACGTCGATTCCGGTACAAGGTCTGAGGATGAGAGGTATTTTGCGGCGTTATATGCGGTTTTTAGCATCCCGGTATTGTTCCACATGGTTTGAACTTCTTCGCTCTGTACCGTAACTAGAGCCGTTGAATTTGGCTGTTCAGGTTCTAATATCTCGGTGGTTATTTCTTCAGGCATTTTTGTCCTCCTGTTTCTTCTTTTTTGGTTTTTTATGCAATGCTTCATGGAGCGTGAGGCAGGCGTTCGCAAGCGTATCGTCAATCGGTATATCGATCAGCTTGTAAGTACCGTCCTTGTGCAGATGCAGAATATACAAGGCGTCCATGCCCTGCTGATACATCATGCGGTAAAGGTTTAACTGCGCCGTGTAGAGCGGCTTCTGGACCGCGCAGCTTGATTTGATATCGAGGATACTGTTTCTACCGTCAACGGTTCCCATGCGGTCAATCGTCCCGGCGTATTTCCTATTTGGATGTTGCGAGGCGTATTCGATGCGCGACCATTCGACTTCATGCTCTTTGCGGAACTTGACATAGGCCGCAATATAGCCCTGAAGGTCTTCGGGGACTTCGCATGAACCGTATTTGTCTAACGCCTCGCACAGCTTATGAACCCTACTCCCGCGATCTGCGGCATTATCGAGCGTATATTGCCCGACAGTGCCGTATACCTCGCGGCTTATAAAACGAATTATTTCTGATACGCTCGGGAGTTCTTCGCCGTCGAGAACATATGTATGGGACTTATCATAAAATACAAGATTAGCCAAAGTGTCTCACCCTTCGTACCTCCGTATATTCCAGACCCAACAGTTCCGCCTTTTCCTCGCGGGTAAACTCTTCAAATTTGGCGTCAAAGCAGTCGGGGCAGATGTGAATGGTTTTATGCTCTTTTGTTTTGGGGTCATATTTGTCCCACTCGAACAGGTTTTCACCCTCATAGACCTCACAACCGCAGTCGGCAACGATAAAGAACGGCTCCGGGGGGTCTAGGCGGGGTTCGGGTATGCGATTCTCCACTTGACATCTCCTTTCAAATGTGTGTATTATGTAAGTGGTTTAATTTCTCATGCCGTTGTAGCCTTTGCCGAGGCTAGAGCGGCTTTTTTCTTCTGGTAATATGCTTTATGGTATTCGCGCACATGATCTGCGTTTCTATTCTGCCACGAAAGACGAGACTCTTTTGCTCTTTCAGGGTTCTCTTTCGCCCACTTGGAGGATCGCTTAACGGCGAGGGATTTATTAATTTTTCTGTTCTCCAGGCAGTTGTCGCATTCTGGCTTTTCACAGTGTTTGCAGATTGCATATTCTTCTGCTGCCGTCAAACTTTAAACCTCCTTGCCCTGCGCCTGCGTCTCGGAACGCATTTTGTACATTCGCTTCCCGGAGGACAACCGCGCGACTTAAAACGTTGAAGTATGTAGTCGCATGTAAGCGTCTGCTGAGACCAATAGCGGCAGTTCGGGTGCTCCGCACAACATTTCTGAGGGCTGATAGCGCGTTTCTCCATTTCACAGCACCCCGCAGACGTACAGCGCAAAGACTGTTAAAAGGTACAACGCGAAAAGGGTTCCGGTTATATGTAAGAGGTTTTTAATAAAACTGCGCTTCACGGCGATTGTCCTCCTTATCCTTTATAATTCACAATCCAGCAGATGACCGCGCCTGCGACGATTGCTAACGCACAGAGTCCGACTATTGAACCGATACTTAACATTTTGTTTCCTTTCTTATGCGTTGAATATTACGGGATTTCCGTGCTTGTGATAGTTTACGAAAGCTCTGCGCGGAATTCGGAAATCGGCGCGTCCCATGACGTAACCCCACGGGACGCCGCCCTTCCTTATGCTCTCTCTGATGGGCTGTGGGTTTTTGCCGAGATACTCGGCTACTGTCGGGATATCCAAAAACTCGCAGTCCATATTCTCTAACTGTTCCAGCGTCATACCGCCCTCCTTACAGTGCCAAAATTAAAAAGATCACCGCGAACGTGCTGAAGATGACTTCAACTGCAAATGAATCGTCGTCGCGTACTAATTTGGTTAACCACCCCATTTCTTTTTCTCCGTCGTATCCGCTGACCGTAACTTTTTCAAATGGCCAATGCTCAATTTTCCATCTTTGCGCTTTGGCCTCGCGCCCGGTGTCAAATGTGCCGAGAAGCGTTTTGCCGTGATAAAGGTTGTAGCCGCAGAAATGCCCGTTGTAATAATGCTTTTCAACCGTTACCGGCTCTGTCTTTTGAATGGTTATGTCGTGATCCTGATTCCTGATTAACATAATCATTCTCCTTTTAAATTTTAGTCTGACGATCTAAACGTTTCTAATGGGACCTTTAAAACTCGGGCGATTAAATATAACTCCTCGGCTTTAAGCGCGCTCTTTTCGCTAAGCCGTTCGCTGAGTATATTCGCAGGAATTCCGGTCTGACGCGATATGTATGCTTGTTTAATGCCGTTTTCTTCCAAATATTTCTTTACGTTTTTGCCTATCATTAGTTCACCTCCATCTGTAAATTCGGAAATTCTGAATCCATATATAATATACAACGGAAATTCTGAATTGTCAAGGCATAGTTTCAGAATTTCCGAATATTTTTATTGACAAATTACTACAAATGGTTTATTGTGGCAATAAATTAAAGGGGGAATTAAAGATGAATGAGATAACAAAAGAAATTGCAATTCAAATAAAGAAATATCGAGAACATAATAAACTAAGCAAGAAAGCATTGGCTGATATTGTAGGAGCCGCACCAAGCACTGTTTCCGGGTGGGAAAACGGGGAATACATTCCAAGCGCAGATACTCTTTTGAGCCTTTGTAATCTATTTGAAATAACTTTAGATGAAATTTATGGAATAAAACAAGCCTCCGCACAAACAGGCGAAGGCAAATATGCTAAAATTATATCAGAGCTTGACGGGTTATCGGAAGAACAAGTGGCGCGAGTTTTTGGATATATTGATAGAATAAAGGAAGAAAAAAAAGAGTCCGCTAAAGAAGCGGACAAACAAATAAATTCTGCACTGGCGTAATTGTCAGTATTGACAAATATAAGCATAACATTAACAGTCGATTTTTGTCAAGATCAACAATTAGTAATTTCGACCGCTGCAATAAAAAAGCATGTAACATAGATGATTAACCGCCGACATTGTTGTGCGGTTAAATTTTTTAATTGCAATAATTTGGCAATATGGTATTATGTGAAAAAAGGAGGGGTTCGAGTGCTGTTATATATTGCTTTGTTTATAGTTATGTGGATAGTAGGCGGGTTCTTTTATTCTTATTTCGTGATGCAAATTATTTTAACGTTATTTACATCGGTTCCATTAGTAAAAAAATGTTCGGCCTCTAATGCGTTTAACATCAAAATGGCACACAAAAAAATTGCACTAACTTTACTTTTCAACGTCATAGTGGTTTCGGCAGTTTTTGCCATAATAGTTTTGTTCGCTCCGCCAAGTGTAAAATATGGGTTTGCAGGAGGTTGCGGTTTTACACTTTTACTTTCGTTGGGCAAGTGGTCTTGGCGCAAACAAGATAATTTTGTGGATTTTGCGAAATCTTTCCGTAACTGTTTTAATGACGAGGAGGCAATGGTTGCAGTATTTACGGCAATTAATTCTGAAAACTGCACTGCCTTTAACTTTAAGTGATCGCGTTGCGCAAGATGATTGCAATCTTAAAACGAATAGGTAACTTTCTGTTTATGGTGCTGACTGTTGGAAAGAGCGGAAAACGCGCGGTTTGGGCGTGGACTTATTTATTTACAGGGAAAAAGGAGTGATACAAATGCCGAACACACGGACAAGGGGAAACGGTCAGGGAACGGTTTTTAAAATGCAAAACGGCAAATGGCGGGCAGAGATCACATTAGGTTGGGACGGGAACAAGCGCATTGTTAAGACAAAGTCAGGATTTCTGCGAAAAAGAGACGCGCTCGCGGCAATGCCGGAACTTAGAAACACACCAATAGACGTTAACACCAAGATAACGTTTAAAGGGCTGTACGACCTCTGGAGCGGTCCGCATTTCGAGAAGGTGACAAAGTCTACCTCCGACGGGTACAAGAGCGCATACGGTCACTGCGGGAGCCTGCACTACAAGCAGTTTACCGCGCTTAAAACTGCAGATTTACAGCAGGCTATAGACGACTGCCCATTGTCGCGCCGGTCAAAGGCAGATATAAAGTCTCTTATGACAAACCTGTATAAATATGCAATCGAAAACGATTACTGCAATAAAAATTACGCTGAGTATATTAAGCTTGCGCCTAAAGGTAAAAGCAAAAAGGAAGCTTTCACCGACATTGAGGTTAAAAAGCTTTGGGATGATTACAGATCCGGTAATGAATTTACGGGTTATATACTTTTAATGATCTATACCGGGATGCGGTTCGGAGAACTGGCGCGAATCACAAAAGCCAACATACACATTGAAGATAAATACATGGTCGGGGGTATTAAAACTGCGGCGGGAATAGACAGGGTTTTACCGATAAGCGACAGGATACTTCCAATTGTCCAAAAATTTTATCAGGCCGGTAATAAAAAAATACTTGAAATGCACGAGAAAGTGTTTTATAATACTTTTTACGTGACGCTTGACCGGCTCGAAATAAGAAAGCTAAATCCGCATTGCTGCAGGCATACATTTGCAACACTTATGGCGAATGCGGGAGTGCAGCCGGCTATAATTACCGAAACTGCCGGACACGAAGACTACTCTACGACGCTGCAATATACTCATATCCCGCTTGAGGAAAAATTAAAGGCGGTAAATAGTTTAAAGTAG